CTGCATTTGAAATGCATTTAATTACCTGAGTTTCCAAAATTGTTAGGTTTGTCATAATGCTAATTTTTTTAGTTTTTAAATTTTGTTCATTGCTTTCGCTGAACAAGTGTACATATAATGTAATACCTATTATTATATTCTTTGTAACAGTTGCGTTACATTACATAACTTGCTGATTATCAATACAATAAAATGATATTTAAATATAATAATACTATTTATATATATTAATAAGGTATTCAATACTATTGCCAGCGATTCAATTAATACAATGCCAGGCAATTACATGAATACTATAATATGCTATTCAATCAGGCTTTAAATAAGGCTTTTCAGGTGGTTGTATTGGTTGCGCTGGTGTTGTTAGTTGCTGATACGTTAAAAGTCTTTTAGAAGTCTTTATTTAAGGTCTTGCCTATTACTATTCTATTTTGTGGGTGTTGCTGGTGCTGGTGTGTTTGGGTTGGTGGGTGTGTTGTTGTTTTGGTGGGTTGCGAGGTTTTGGGGTTGGTATTATCCCCTCCTATTTCCCCTCCAATTCTCCCCAAAAAATAGCCTTAATCCTTACCCTAAACGCTACAAAAATACCCGAAGCCCTTAGCCTTTTCCGTTCTACTTGTCCAAATGTTTGAAGGTGCTGACAGTTGGCGAAGCGTGAAGCCTTGCGAAGCTGGAGGTACCCCGATGTATGGGTTGCGTTTCTTTTTTGATTTTTTTTTGTGTAGGTGTGGGGGGATAGTCCCATCTAAAGCTATATGTATTATGTCTAAACCAGTCTTTGATAAACACACGCGTATCATCTATGAGGTGTACCCCTTACAAGCCACCCCTTATAGCCCACCCCTATTGTTATATAGCGTAACCCTATGTACCCACCCCTGTTTGTGTGTAGGTATATACCCCATTTATAGGCTTAAAACGTGTGCAGTTTTGGTATGTATTTTTTGTTATTGTATAGTTTGTTATCCACCCTTTATAATATAAGATAGAGAATAGGTAAATGGGTACTGATTATCAAGTAGTTAAGCTTTTTCAATTCCAACAAACTTGGCGTATATGCCAAGAATGTTGTCGTATATGCCAAGATTGTTGCATTTGTTATGAAATATATTTGCATTTGTATTGCAATATGTGTATATTTGATGGAGTTAAATTGATTGGATTTATGGCAAGTAAACACTTCGTAAAGAGTACAACTGTTAGCACAGTAGATAAGGACACAGGGGAGATTATTAATACCGAGAGTAGCAAGGTTATTAAGGTTAATATGGGTAAGCAGGAGGAGTTCTTTATGACTTACTGCCACTACCTAAGTTCGTTCTATGAATTAAAGTATGCGGATGATATTAAGATAATAATTAAGTTGAATGAGTGGGCGCAATTTGAAACAGGCATTGTTGATTTAACTGCGAGTAAGAGATTAGAGATTACTAGTGAGCTTGGCATACGCAATGATGCTATCAGTAAAAGCTTGAAGAGGTTAAGAGATAATAGGTTGATTTTTGGAGAGCGTGGTAGTTACCAGATTAACCCGATTATCTTTTGGAAGGGTGATAGAGCAAAAAGAAAAGAGTTGTTAGAGGGTGATGGGCTGAAGCTTGAGTTTAGTTTTAACATAGATAAAGAATTATAATGAACTACAACTCAGACTTTAAATACGACCTACTTACAGGTATTCTTGATGGGGAATCGTGGGTGCATTCACTACTTGAAAACAAAAAGATAGAAGTTAAATACGATGGAGATATTTCCAATAGAACAGGTAATGTGTATGTTGAATATGAATGTAGAGGTAAGAAGTCAGGCATAGCGACTACTGAAGCAGACTATTGGGTATTTAAGCTATCAGATGAACGTGCCATTGTTATTGGTACTAAACAGCTAAAGGGTAGACTTAGGGAGCTTGTAGCTAACGGCATGGCTAAATCAGGCGTTAAGGGCGGAGATAATAACTTATCTGTTGGAGTATTAGTTAAAATAAAAGACTTAATATGAGCGATATTACAATGTGTTCAGGTGTAGGATGCGATATGAAACATGAGTGTTATAGACATACCGCTAAAATGTCAAATTGGCAATCTTGGTTTAGCGTTGTTCCTATTAAAGATGGTAAGTGCAATATGTTTTGGGATAACAAAGCAGAAGAGTCTTATGATGACTTGAAAGATATATTTAAAAGTAATGAGTAATATGAGCGAAGAAGAATACTACGTTGTTTCCCTAAATGGGGACATGGTTGCAATGGTTGAAATCAAGGAGGCTGAAAGCTTCGATTCCAAGAAGTTTATTAAAGACTTGGTTGAAGATGGCTATAAAGTCCAATGCGTAAGCAAGGAGCAGAAAGATATACTATTACCTAAAGACATATCACTAAATTAAAACTATGAAGATACGCAGATTTCCGAGTGGTGCTGTACGTTCTGACGATACAGGCCGTATAAGACCCGATTACCTAAGTCCTTATGCCTTAAAGTATATTGCAGAGTGCTTTAGCAATAACTCTAATGACTTTGGAGCAACAAATTACTATAAAGGTATTAAGCCTAATGATATATTCCCTAGCCTATCACGACACTATATAGACCTGCATGAAGCCTTAATTGAAGGCAGAGATAGTGAGGTTAAGCGAGAGTTTGCAAGTATCGCACAGAACTGCATTATGGCTATCCATCAGATTATAATGGAGGAGAAGGGTTTGTACAAGGAATTGTACGAAAAAACCGAATTAGTGGATAAAGAAGTTGCTCTATCAAGTTATACAATTACAACCGCTCCTAATTATACATCAACTACATATTATTGTACGTTTTTGCCAAACGCAATGGATGCGCGCGTTTGCGTTGTTTGTGGCAAGAGTAGAGAACTTCATAAATAAAATAGTATTGTTTTTGTTAGGTACATTTGTTAAACTAATTAGCAATTAAAAAACAAAGTCATGAAAAATGAAATGAAGTCAATGCCAAAAATGATGGTAAAGAAGACAGTAAAAGTCAACGTAGACCCTAAAATGGATGGTGTCAAGAGAAATGTCTTGAAAGCGGCCAAGCAAGGAGCAAAGTCAGCAGTAAAGTCAGCCTTTAAATTTAAAGTAGCAGACGCTAAGATGGCTAAACCTGCAAGAAGAGTGATTAGGGAGGCAAGAAAAGACATGAAAGTTGCTAAAAAAGAAATCAGAAAATATACTGACTACTAATGGCTAAAGTTAATACATCGGTAGTTAAGAAAGCTGAAAGAAAAAAGGTATCAAGACCTAATGTACATTGTAAATGCAAGTCAAGTAAGCTCAAATCAAGTAAGAATTATTTAAAAAAATATAACGGACAAGGAAAATAATCATGCCAGAAAAAAACTCACTTTGGAAAAACATCAGGGAGAAAGCTCAGAAGAATAAAATGACTGGGGCTAAACCTAAAAAACCTACTGCGGCTATGTTGAAGCAGGAAGCTAAGATTAATGCTAAGAAATAAATGATTTACGAGCCATCTAACAGGCTTGAAGTAAGTACTCCTAAAGGTGATGGTGTAGTTTGGCTCGTTATCGAGTTGGGTCACGAAACGGATACCATCTACACCATCATCATTAATGAAACAGGAGAGATTTGGCAGTTTACCAATCGTGATATTATAGTAAAACCAAATATAACATTTAGAAGATATGGCAAAGAAAAATGTATCTCTAACAATAGGTAGAGGTGAGAAATCAAAAGCAGGTGGCCTTACTGCCAAAGGTGTAGCTAAATATAATAGAGCAACTGGTGGAAATTTAAAAACTGCTGTAACTACTCCTCCTTCTAAACTAAAGGCAGGTAGCAAACCTGCGAAGCGTAGAGCCAGTTTTTGCGCCCGGATGAAAGGAATGAAATCTAAATTAACATCAGACAAAACTGCAAATGACCCCAATTCAAGAATCAATAAAAGCTTACGTAATTGGAACTGTTAACACACACTAATCAATGCAAAAGAGAAACCTTGCAATCATCAATCTATCAGACCCCAATAGCCCTAAATTAGACTTCCTTTCAAAAAAATCTTTTACTGAAGACCTTAAAGACTTTAAAGATAAAGATAGAGTATGGATAGTTGTAGAAACTTACTATTCTAAGAGGAGCTTAAAGCAAAATAATCTCCTTCATCTGTATCTATCAGAGATAGCTAAAGAAACAGGCGCACAATTAGAGCAAATTAAAGACGCTCTAAAGAAGAAATTCCTTTCTGTGCCACTTACCACCAAAGATGGAGAGATAATGGCTGATAAGTCCTCTGGTGAAGTCTTAGAACGCGTAAGAGGAACATCAGAACTAACGGTAGTAGAGTTTATGGAGTTCACAGAGAATGTACGGTTGTGGGCAATGGAGTTTTTAGGAATTTATTTAGCTTTGCCCGAAGAGCAGGTTGAATTAAGTTTTAAAAATCATAATTAATAATTATTTATATATTTGCATGTCTATTGAGGGTTCTCATTCCCTTGTTAGTGTGTTTTCATAGAGTAGCTTGGTAGTGCGAGCTTCTCAATTAACCCAGAGTTTTATCCAATTTCTCTGGGTTTTTTTTATTTTAAAATAAATTTCATTATTTGTGAAATAGTATTTACCTTTGATTTATGGAAACAACAAAAGAAAAACAGCCACCTATTCAGAATCTTGTAACGATTGATGAATACGCAATCCTTGTAGATAAAACAAAAAGGACAATTTACAACTGGATTAACGAAAAAAGATTAACTACTTACGAAAAGTTTGGAGTTACACTATTAAATAGATTTGATAGGCCAAAGGATTGAATGATTTTTAGGCTCTATACAATTCATAAATTAAGAAAAAACAACTAAAAACAACTAAAAATGGCAAGACCCGAAAGCAATACGGTTTCATATTTTCCTCATAAAATTGGCGATGGTAAAAAAATATTCTCTATTGAAACAAAATATGGTAACGATGGTTATGCTACTTGGTTTAAGATATTGGAAAAATTAGCTACTACTGAAAATCATTATTTAGATTTAAACGATGAAGTTGAAGTTATATACTTGTCGGCCAAATGCAAGGTTTCAGAACAAGTATTATTTTCTATAATTAATGACCTTACAAGGCTCGGTTGCTTTGATAAAATACTATGGGAAAAGAGGTATTTATGGAGTCAGGTTTTTATAGATAGTATACAAGATGCGTATAGTAGGAGAAATAATAAATGTATGACTTATGAGGGTTTATGTAAACATTTATTAGGTTTATGTAGTACAAAAACCGAGTTAGTGTCTGAAATTCTTGACAGTAATACACAAAGTAAAGTAAAGAAAAGTAAAGTAAAGGAAAATGTTAGTACCAATGTTGAAACATTGGATATTGATTTTGATAAATTTATTGAAAATTTTAATGTGTTTGCTAATAAAAAATATAGGTTAACAAACAAAGTAAAATCATCATTAATTTCAAGATTAAAAGACTACACTAAAAAAGAAATATTTCAAGCAATTCAAAATGCACACAAGGATGAGTATCACATCGAAACAAATTTTAAATATTTAACCCCTGAATTTATTTTAAGAGAAGAAAAGATGGAAAAATTCTTAAACGCTCCTAATCCTTCAAAAATTAAATCATACTCAATGGTAGCAGACAATTAAAATGATAAAGAAATACACACACATAAAAAATAGCTTAGACGAGTTAAGAGAAATTGGTATTCCGAGAGGAGAAAATACAGGTTTTAAAAAATTGGATAGTCTTTACAGCTTAAAGCAAGGGTCATTCACATTTATCCTTGCTCCACCACATCATGGGAAATCAGAGTTCTGTTTTGAACTTGTAATCAATCAAGCGATTAAATTTGGTAAGAAATCTTTAATCTATTCTCCCGAAACAGGAAGCGTAGAAGATATTTACTCTGAACTAATCCACAAGCTTACAGGAAAACCTTTTTACAAATCAATTAACGACCACGTAGATGACAAGAAGTATTATGAAGCGATAAATTACATTGATGAATATTTTTCAATCGTTGATGGCGATGAAAGAGGTTATAGCTTTCAGGATTTAACTGAATTGGTAACAGATGAAAAAATAATTATGTCTGACCCATACAATGAGTTAATCCACGATATGACAGAGTTTGGTACAAGGCAGGATTTGTACATCGAAAAACTTTGTAGTGATATTCGCAGGTACTGCAAGAAAAACAAAAAGCATTGTTTGCAGACTTTGCATCCAGCACATCAGCAAATTGTAGTTGAAAAATCAGGATTTAGGTATTACCCGATGCCTATGGCAAGAGAAGCCGCAGGAGGTCAAGCGTTATTGAGAAAGGCAATGACTTGGATAAATATGTGGAGGCCACCATCAGGAATGAATGATGAACATGGTCAGCCATATCGTGATAACGAGGTTTTAATTAACATTGAGAAGGCAAAACCTAAAGGTGTTTCTACACGAGGCACAATTAGTTTGTTTTTTGATTGGAAGAAGAACAGATATTACGAAGAAGGTGATTTTAAAGACCTGTACGCATTTGAACACGAAAAGGTTGTTAAAACAAATGATTTTAGAGAGCCATTAGCAGAAAGAAAAATTAAAGAAGAAGATAGTCCATTTTAATTATGAATAATCAATATTACAAAGATTTAGCAGAGATGTATGCTTACAACAAAGAAGCTGAATTAAAGCCACACAATCAATTATTATTAGCCAAAGGTGTCTTGTATAAGATGGAGGATGAAATGCTGGCATATCGATTAAAAAGTGGCAACAGCGACAAGATTAAGGATGCACAGGATAGACTGAATATTTTATTTGAGTTTGTTGATACTATTTCATCCATTTTATCCGAAAATACACAACTTAGAATTTTATTGAAGGAGGGTATGCTTGAAAGGTCAAAGCTGGAGGACATGGCATTGGATTTACAAAAACAAATAAAATTTTCTGAATAATGATAGATGATAAAACATTAGTTTTTTGCTGGAACATACTTGACAAAATAGAATTAGGTCAAAAGATATTAATTTCACAATACGCACCGAATAAACCTGATTTGTTTATTGAGTGCGCTAAAAAATATGCAGATTGTTACGGTACTATTTTATTCTCAGATGATTACCAAGAGATTAAAAAAATAAAAAATTTTGTTGAGGTTGAAAATTTATTTGCATAATTACAAAACAATAGTGTAATTTTATAATTAAAATGAGCGCAAATATTTTTTAATGGCAACAATAAAGCAACAATCAAAGTTAATTATCGAACATCCATTTTTTGAAGATTGCCTTAAAAAGGCAAACGCTGGAGATTTTAGTGGTTTTGAAAGATTATTTTTAGAAGTACAGGCACATATTTGGGAAAAAGTAGCTTTAGATGCTTCAAGAGTCTATGGACAATACAGGAGAGCTAATAGTTGTGATATAAAAAAAGAGATAAGAGATATGCCTCCTCCGACAACATTGGATTTAAGATTACCCTTTGTTAAAAATGAGCCACAAGTAACTAAAGTAAAAATAAAGATAACAATCCACGAAATTAATAACCAATTATTAATATTTTAATCAAACCGTATGGTGTCCTAAGAGATTTAGGAACACAGGTCGTATTCACCTGCATGAAACAAAGGAATGATTAAATAAAAAAAACCGCAGCTAATCGTTACGGTTTTTTTTATTGTACAAGGAATAACAATTAAGCGTTGATGCTTGTTGTTAAAGTTCCAACAGTTTGACCAACATAATAACCACCAGTCAATACATCATTACCATTATAGTAATTTACAGTAATGATTGATTGCACACCCGGAAGGGCTGCTTGTTGTGCTGCTGATGCAGACTCAACTTGTTGGATGTATTTTGTTCCTACAAGAAGAACAGGACAAGGATTTGCCAGACCTGAGAACGATGTTCCGTCTGGGGTTTGAAGTACATTTACACTTACAGCTACTGCCATGATTTTTAAATTTAAAGGGTTTATAAACTAAAGTAAAGATATTACAAAAAATAATATTTTTTTTTATTTGCTATTATGCGTTAATTTTTTCATTTTTGTTTAGCGCAACCATTGAACAGTGATAAAACAAGAGAGAAACCTTATAAAAAAATACCCAGCGTCAGAAGCAATCCCTAAGTTGCTGTATGTTTGCGCATCTTTTGGCGTTGGGTTATTTTAATTATGGCAACAAAAATTGTAATGGCCTCTTATGTAACCGAAACAAACAATCGGTTAGACTACGCAAAAGACACATTGTTAGATTTACTTGCTACGGTAGATTTTACTAAGCATGAATTATTTATCAGCGACAATGGTAGTTGTCAAGTAATGCTTGACTATTACAAATGGTTTGAAGCTCGTTTCAATAATTTATTCCCAAAAGAAAACCTAGCTATCTCATTAAATGGTAAAAACTTAGGAACGGCAGAAGCAGTAAACTTAGGAATACGTGAAAGAAAGCCAAACCAATACGTAATCAAAATAGATTCTGATGTAACAATAGAAAGAGAAGATTGGGTTGAGGAAATGGAAGAATGTTTTGATAGATACCCTAATCTTGGAATATTAGGATTAAAGAGAACAGAGGTTATGCAAAAGGCAGACCATGAAAACCCTGCATACAGAACAAAGTTAGTATCAGCACCACACGAAAGAGGTCAGAAATGGATAATTTTAGAATTGTGTGATGATATAATTGGCACTTGTACTATGTTTTCACCTAAACTACTTGATAAAGTCGGTTATTTATTTCAACCTGCTCATTATGGTTGGGATGATGTGTTAATGTGTGTCAGGTCTGAAAAATCAGGTTTTGTAAACGCATTTTTGCCAAGCGTTCCTATTGTGCATTTGGATAACGGTGAGGGCGAGTATGTTAAAGAAAAATGTAAAGAAGCAGAAAGAACGATAGCTTACTTCTCTGAAATATCAGAAGACTACAAAAGTGGAGTAAGAGGTATTTACTATAATCCATTTGAAATATGAAATTACTAACGGTAGCGACAGACATAGCCAACGATAAGTTATTTGATTTAATATCTTCTGCTGATAAGTTTGGTTGGAATTTGGAAGTTATTGTAACAGAGTGGAAAGGATTTGGCACTAAATTAATTGAAACCTATAATCACTTACAAAAAAATCCTCATATTACAGAGTTTATATTTGTAGATGCTTACGATGTTGTTGCTTTATCTTCTCCACAAGAGGTTCTTGAAAAAATAAAGGATAGAACAAAAATGCTAATTTCAGTAGAGAAAAACTGTTGGCCAAAGTCTGAGTTAGCTTCTCAATACCCAAAAACAGATAGTGAATGGAAATATATAAACTCTGGAAGTTATTACAGTCCTTCTAAATTGTTTATTGATATGATTGAATCCTATCCTCCATTGTACATAGATGATGACCAGTTATATCTTACAAATGAATTTTTAAATAATCCTGATGATAAAGTTTTAGATTACGATTGCGAAGTATTCCAAGCATATTCATTTATTGCTGATGATGATTTTGGGTATGAAAATAAAAGACTTCAGAATTTAAAAACTAAAAGCCAACCTGTTCTAATTCATTCTAATGGCAGAACAGACAATACTAAAATTTTAGATTTATTATGACACTACACGATTATGCTAAAGAGTGGAAAGACGCTCCTGAATACCACAAAGAAATAAACGATACGTTTATTGGGTTTGTAAATGACAATCCTAAAATAAAGTTACATAGAGATTTTGTAGAGGGTAATGCTTTTGGTTTCGGGGAACGTAGCTTTCATTGGTTGCATAAATTACTTGTAGATGAAATGCCGAATGACTTTAAGTTTTTAGAAGTAGGCGTATTCCGTTCACAAGTATTATCTCTTTATAAATTACTTGCTGATATATCTAAAAAGAAAGTAGTTCGTTACGGTGTAAGTCCTATGGATAGTAGTGATGGTCATTGGGATAGCGATTACTTTGCAGATGCAGTTACTATTCACCAGCAGTTCAACTTAAAGAAAGACTACACTATCTATCATGGTTCAAGTACCGATGAAAGCATAATTGAAAAGGCTAAATATACTGCACCCTACGATATTCTATACATTGATGGTTCACATAAATACGAAGATGTAGTTTCAGATTTAGCACATTACCCACAAATGATTAAGCAGGGTGGGTATCTATTAATTGATGATGCTTGTAATGACATGAACCAACCTTGGGGATTCTTCCAAGGTATCGAGCCAGTTACACGAGCAGTATTAGAGTGGGAGAAAACAGAAATAGGTCAAGAGTTTGAATTTGTATTTAACGTAGTACACAATAGATTATACAAAAGAAAATGAACTGTAAGAAATCACGTAAGCTAAAACAATTATCTGATAGGGAATTTGAAACATCAGACGATAAGTCCAAAAGAATGGTTTATCAAGATTTGAAAAGTATGTACAAAAAAGGTCACGTAAAGTTTGCAAAATGAAAACTGTTTACTACCTAAGTATGGTTGAGGATGATGCAGCTTCGTTTTATAGAACAAATGGTGTATTACCTTTTCTAAAATCTAAAGACATTTTAGTAAAGAACATTGCTAATTATCAAAAAACCTATGGATGGGAAAGTCTTATAGGTGCAGATGTTTTTATTTTCCAAAGGCCTTATCACGAACATCATGTTAATCTAATTATGATGGCAAAGGATATGGGTATTAAAGTAATATGTGAGTATGATGATGATTTACTCAATGTTCCATTCCACAACAACGCTGCTGTAACATTAAGCGAGCAAAGAGCCAATATAAAAAAAGCATTAAGTATTGCAGATGAAGTTTGGGTAACAACCAATTCTATAAAAAAAGAATATAAATTTTTTAACAGAAATATTCATATTATCCCTAATGCTCATAATGATTATTTATACCCAATAAAAAACAAGAAGCCATTTAATAAAGACACAAAGATTGCAGCGTATAGGGGTGGTGCAAGCCACGAGGATGATGTTTATCAAAACATAAACAGTATTGTAGAAACTATTAATGAAAATACTGATTGGGAATTTAGATTTCAGGGCAGTAGATTTAAGTTTATTGAGAATAGAACAAACGATAACCACACCTACACAGACCCATTTACTATCATGCAGTTTTACAAAAGCTATCATGAATTAAACCCAAACATAGCTTTCTTCCCATTGCTTGATAATGTGTTTAACAATGGCAAGAGCAATATATCTTTTCTTGAAGCTACCTATTCAGGTGCTGCATTTATGGGTAATAGAAATCTATCTGAATTTAATCTACCTTTTATAATACCTATACAAAATGGGTTCAAAGAGGAATTTGCAAAAGCAAAAGATGACTTTTATAGATTAGAAATATTAAATAACGATGCTTGGGATTGGATTTTAGAAAACAGGTTGCTAAGTAAAATAAACGAATTAAGAATAGAAAGAATATTGTCATGAAGCCAAACTTAAATTATGTATTAATACTGCCAGAGGAAGTTATAGATAGTAAAATAATCATAACCCCTGAAACGATTGCAAGGCCTTTTATCAAAGGTACTGTTGTTGCTACAGGTGATGGTTGTTATAACCAAAAGACAGGCGAATTTAGGGCTACTAGCGTTAATGTCGGTGATAAAGTTTCTTATATTCCAAACATTGGTTACTTGGTAGATAATAATGGTCAAGCGTGCGTATTGATTAGGGAAGAGGAAATATTTACAGCTAACGGTAAACCTATCAATAATTGGGTTGGTGTTGAATTTGATGAAAAGCATAACAGAACAATTAATTTAAACGGCATTGAAATTGCAAGGCCTGATACATGGGTTTATCAAGAGTTTGACGATAAGACTATGTACGAAAACAACAAGGACTTAAAAGCAACAAGCCCACAGATAGCAAAGATTATTAAACCAAATAAAAAATATGGGTTGCAAAAAGATGATTTAGTATTTGTCCATTACTTGCAGTATAACACTTCATTAATTATTGATGGAGTAAAGTATATACCATTCAATACTATATTTTTTAAGATAAATGGTAAAGATGATTTTGAGATGGCAGATGATACGTTTCTTGCAAAGCAGATAATTATCGAAGCACCTAAAACAGAATCAGGAATATTTTTAAGCTCTATTGAAGACAAGAAAGAGCCATTAAAACTTATTATTACACATACACCAAGAAACTCAAAAATAAAAGTAGGAAGCACGATAATAACTGAAGATAATTACCAATACGAAATTGATGTGTATCAAGAAAAATATGTTAAAATAACTCCTGAATGGATTATTGCATCGCTTGATTAATATGGATAAAGAAAATAGGATTGATGAATTTGATATAATTCAAGAAATTTCTAAGAAGTCAAAGCAAACGCAAGATGTTGTAAGGGGAACGATACATGCTTATCACACTATCATAATGCGTGAGCTTCAAGCCAATAAAACAGTTTGTTGCAGAAACTTTGTAACGTATAAGGCTACATATAGAAAGTCTGGTCTTATCAATCCTCAAGGAGTTGCTATTGTAGGTGGTAATGCTTTAAAAGTTACTCCTTCAAGGGCTATGAGAACTGCAATAAATTCAAAAGAGCCTATTGATTATTCTTTAGACCTTTTTGAAAATGAAGAGAGCAAAGTAATAGCCAAGTTAAAAGACGAATTAAAAAAGCTAAAGATTTCAAATTACCATGCTTTAAATAAAGCTAAGATTTTGAAGAATAAATTTTCTGAAAGGATTCAAAAGGCTTATAAGAGAAAGTCAGATGTTCGTGTTAAAAAATATACCAAGACTATTGCTAATAGTAGAGTAAATCATAAGGCCAATGTTCTTTTAAATAATAAAATACTAAGGGAAAGAATAAATGAAAGTTATTTTTTAGATGCTATTACTGCGTACCCTGTCTTGACAAAATTTTATAAAAGTCAACAACTTACAATTAATGAATTGAATATGTTTATTGTAATTAACCATTTTAAATACTTTACTCACAAGGATGCAGTATTGTTTGGTTTCAATAAAAATACAGCAGCTAGTTGCCTAAATGTATTAACGGATGCAAAGTTAATTGAAAAGTTTGAAGGCAGGATAAATACTTTTTGTGTAAGTTTAATTGGAAAAAAGAAATTTACAGAGTTTTCAAGAGAGATAAATAAAGATATGAGATTGCTCTTAAAGGAATACAATAAAAAAGTTGAAGACCAAGAAAAATCATTGCCTGTAAAATTCAAATTTTAAAATCATGGTAGGTAAAGGACTAGAAAAATTACGTAGTGGCATAAAAGATGTTGATATTTATATAGAGAAGCTTGAGGACAAGGTTAATGCTATTAATGGCTCAAATACATTGAGGTTGATAACTTCTATTGATTCAATGGCAGGTAAGATAGCTACCGATATTGACATGATGGCAAATGGCCAGCAGGATGAAGATGGAAACGATGTGGAAATATCTCATAAGATTGTAGATACCTTTATAAAGTTAATTGACAAGTCTGATAAGATAAAATCATTTTCTGATGTTGTAGAGGCTTTAAGAAGCATTGAAGACAATGACAAAGATGATAGTATTTCAGGTGAAAGTATTTTTGAAAAGACCGAAAGAAGGATAAAGAGCAAGTTGAATGGCAAGACGAATTAAAATTATGCTTCAAGGCTTGGAGTACATTACTCCTGAAGTGCCTAAATATGTTAGGGGCAGAGATTTAATGAGGCGTGACCAAGTATGGAGCAGAGATACAACGTACTTACAATGGGATTGGAATACAGACCCAGCAGATGGATTTGTATGGCACGAGAAGCCATCAAAAGGTCAGATTGAATGGTATGAAGATGAAATAGAAAGGCTTCATACAGGAGCTTGGATAATGATATGTGGAGAGCCTGTTTACTTTAACAAGTATGCTTATTTCTTCCACCAATGGTTTATGCTACAAGAGGGCATATACCCTATATTCAAAGATACTTCATTAGAGTATTTTAGGTTCTATCAACTTTGCGAAGACGATGACTTTACGTTAGGTGACTGCGGAATTAAGGGTAGGCGTGTTGGTCTTTCCTCAATGAAGGCATCAATCAATCTACTCATAGGACTTCTTGAAGAAAATACATTGCAAGGTATTGTATCTAAGACAGGTACGGATGCTAAGGAAATGTACTTGATGGTAAAGAATGGATTAGAAAACTTGCCAGAGTTTTTAATGCCCGATTTAGCTAAAGTTGCTGAAACGGAATTGCATATAGCCAAGCCAAGAAGCAGAATATCAACAAACAATAAGACTGTTTCAGGAGATAAGGGTAAAAACAATCGTATCAACTGGTTATCAACTGCGGAGAACGCCTATGATGGTCGTAGAGCAAGAAACATTACAATAGACGAGGCAGCCAAATGGGAAGAAGCAAACGTAGAGATATGTTTAGCGAAAATAAGTGAAACCCTTGTTATTGGTGCTTCTGTTATTGGTCACGTATCTGTATTTAGTTCTGTAAATAGGGGCGACAAAGGAGGTAACAACTTTAAAAATATATGGATAGGCTCTAATCATTTAGGCAAGTTAGATACGGTTGGTCAAACAGAAACACGACTTAAAAGATTTTTTCTTGAAGGCTATCGTGGGTATTTTGGGTATATTGATAAGTATGGCAATTCTGTAATTGAAAATCCTACCCCCGAGCAAACTGCGTATCTAACTAAACTTGTAGACCCAACAACAGGAAAGAAAGCTTGCCCAAATCCAAAGATAGGAGCAAAGCAATACATTCAAGAAAGAAGGTCTTTGCTATCAAACAACCCTGATAAGCTATCAGAATGGGTTCGTATGTACCCTTTTGAATGGCAAGAGGTATTTAAAGATTCAAACAATGCGTGTCATTTTAACTTAAATGAGCTTAATGACCAAATTTTGACTATTGAGATGGAACTTGAGGGTAAAAGCAAATCTGAGAATGGCCGTATTGGGATATTTAAAAAAGCAGACAATGGAGAGATTTACTTTGTAGATAATTCTAAAGGTATGTGGCATATATTAGAATTTCCTGAACAGCATAACAAATCTGTTTACAACGGAAGTGTTAAATGCCCAAACAATACAAATTATGGTGCATCGGGTCTTGATACATTTGCTAATGCTAAACAAACGGTAGAGAAAGGTTCTGATGCTTGCTGCATAATCCACAAGAGGTATGATGCGTTAAGTCCTGAAACATCGAACATGCCTGTTGCTATGTTCTTAGGCAGACCTAAAACAAAAGATGAGTTTCATAACCAAATATTTTACGCACTTGAATATTACGGCATAAAGATGCTTGCAGAAAGAAGCCCTACAGATTGGGAGGATTATGCTATTATGAAAAGATATGCTTCACCACTTGAATCACATAAGAAGCATGGTTATTTAATAACAACAAAGCGGTCAAACAATTCAGAGGTATATGGTATCGCCCCACAAGATAAAGAAGCGAGGGAGCAACACTTAACGGAGATGGTAGAGTATTCATTGAATAATATGCACAAAATTAAGTTTTTAAGATTGCTGAAAGATATGGTTAATTTTAACATTAATTCACGTACAGACTATGATGCTTGCATGGCTTGGGGTTATTCTTTAATGGGGTTAAAGGAGCATGCTCTGCCTGTTAAAAAGTTGGATAATAGCAAATTGAAAATATTTCACGTTTTCAATAAGCCTGCTGCACAAAAATATCATTAAAACTTATTTTATCTTTGAGAAACGATTTTTATTAATTTATTATGCCTATATACGAATCATCGCTACCAAATACATTAGATTCAGACAAGCAAAAGGATTCCGAAGCTTTCGGTTATTCAGTTCTGAAAGCTTGCTATGAAAGATGGAAATCTGGGTATGGCTCTGAATCATGGGTTGTAAGAAAGCAAAGGTTTGATTATAACCGTTCATTTTCTGTTGGTAAACAGCCGATGTCAGAGTATAAAGATATCATTGATACCGATGGTCAATTATCTGTAATAAATCTTCAATACACGCCAAACCCTATTGCTATTCCTTTCCTTAATCGTTTAAAGGATAGGTACATGCAGAGAGTTGAAAAAATCAGTTGTGTTTCTATTGACCCATTTACTCAATCAAAAAAAGAAAAAGCAAAGAATGAAGCCTTATTCAAAATGAAGAATAAGCAAGAAATCATGGCTTTGCAAAAAGATGCTGGTTTTGAGTTAGAAGATTTTAAAGATACAGACCCTGAAGATGAGCAAGAATTAGATATTGAGTTTGGCTTTAATTACAAAGAACGTGAAGAGGTTGTAATGGAGAACTTGATTAATCTTGTTTTCTATGACAATAAATGGAGTAAGGTAATTAAGGATAGG